AAGCTAGAGCTGCTCCGACTTATAAGTCCAAATTTGATGATATCGCAGTTATTACTGAAGATGATTTCTCAAAGATGGATGCCACTATCAATGCGTGGCAGCGTCAGATGGAAAAGGAGGTGGGTCTGGAATTCTTTGCGCAGGAGTATCACGAGTTGTGGCGACTGTTCCACTCTAAATGTTATGCCAACCCGGATTCCAAGAAGTTATACGGAGTCAGTGTTAAGTTGGCCTGTTCTCGAAGGTCGGGCGAGTTTTATACGTCTATCTTCAATACTTTTGAGAACTGGTTCTATAATGTGTGTGTCCACGTGTTTATGGGCGCAACAGTAGATCAGGCTATAGAGTGTGTTGGAGCGGTCGGGGGTGATGATGGCCTCCATGCGCATAAGTCAACCAAGGCTTCTACCGAAGTCGCCTCGCTATTAGGCTTTATAGTGAAGGCTGACGTTAAAACGCTTTCAGACCCGGTATCCTTTCTGGGTCTCGTCAGATTTGACGAGGATTGTTATGTTTACGATCCTAGGCGGTTTGTGTCAAAGTTTAGCTCCTCGTCCACAGGCTCAAATGTCCCATGGAAAGAGGTGGCGTACCGTAAGTTCGAGCCATACGCTAAGATGTATCCTCATGTACCACTTATCGGCACTGCGTCCCGTGCAGTTCTGAGATGTTTGAGAAACAGTGGTTTCAAAGGACCGTCTGAGAAATATGACTTCATAGCTAGAGGTATGAGTGGTTTTATCGTTTCCCAAACACTAGGTGGTGAACCTATGATGGATTGCACGACTGATCAAGGCAGGCTGTTTGGCTATATAGCAGACCGTCTCGGTATAACAGTCGCGATGCTTGAGACGATTGATTCCGCTTATAAGAATGCTAAGTCATTTAAGGATTTTCCTTCTCATGTGTTGAGTGTGGATCGGAAAGAATTTAAGTACCCCACCATGTTCCAGGGCAACATTTACGCAGGCGGTAACGCCCCCGCGGAGAAGGTCGATAACATAGCAAGTTCAGCAGTTATTACTCGACCAGGAACGTCTTTAAC